TCTCAACATTATCGACAAAAGTACTAAATTTACCAGCTAAAGTATCGCTTTGTTTTGAAGCTCCTTCAAAAAATTGTCCGCCCTTACTAGTAGCTCTTATTATTGCCTCAACAAATTTATCTGCACCCACTTCACCTTTGCTCATAGCTTTTGCAAGTGTTTCTCCGTTCATATTCATAATTTTTTCTAATTCTTTTGTGACATTTATTCCTTTTTCTAAAAGCATTATGTTTTCTTCTTGCATAAATTTATTTTTGGCTTGCACTTTACCAACAGCAAGTGCCACTGAATTAATATCAGCACCAGCAGTACCAGCAATATCTGCAACTCTTTTTGTTATGTCAACTACATTTTCACTTTCAAAACCAAAAGCTTTTAATCTTTTTGTTACTTCGATTAAGTCTGATGATTTAAAAGGAGTGACAGCACCAAATTCCTTAATCTCTTGAACAATTTTTTGTGCTTTTTCAGCACTTCCTGTCAATACTTCTAATGCTTTGGTTTGAGTTTCTAACTGTGCTGTTTGAAATAATACAAATTTTACAGATTGAATAGTAGCTAATGCAGCCAACAATGGCTTCAATGCACCTACTAAAGTTCCAACACCAGCACTCGCTGTCTTGGCTGCCCTGCCTGTGTTTTTTAGTGATCTATTACTTCTATCTAATCTGCCTTTTAATTTATCTGTAGAACTACTTAAAGCCTTAGTTTGTTCATTAACTCTTTTTAATGGTGCTATTGCGTTCTGTGCATCAACTATTAATTTGACTGTCGATTGTGCCACAGAAACAAATAACCTTTATTATATATTACCTTGATTTGGCTTTTTGTCGTTGCATTTCTTGTTTCTCCCTATCATTTTTAATTTCATAATATGCAGCCCAATATATTAACTCCTCCTCCGTCATAGACATTCTTAATTCTTGTAATGTCTTACCAAGTTCTGTTGCTAGGAAAAACTCAAAGTTCAGCCAGTTGTCCCCTCTTATTCGTTTTTTGCTGAACTAATATCTGTATTTAAATTAAATAAAAATAACTCAATATCATTTAAAACATTCTCTGGAATAAACCTATGCAAATCCTCTGCATCTGCCATCTTAAAAGCTTTGCTACCATCTTCAAGTTCTGCGACCTGACAAAGAATATGAGTTGTTATTGTTAAAGCTTCATCTGTGCCAGCAACAGATTGTGCTTTCTTTCTGTCAAATCTTGTTAGAGGTTTAAAATATAAAGTCTCAATAACATCACCATTGGAGTTTTTCCATTCATATTTTCTTCTGGTGGTCATTTCCTCCTTATAAGATTCTGTAAGGAGGTCTATTGTTCTTTTTTGAGCCATAAAAAATATTTATATTGCTGAAGTAATTGCACCAGTTGTAATAAATGAAATATTTATTAATTGTGTTTCTCCAAGTGTTGCTCCATATTCAGCACCAGTAATGATTCCAGAAAAACTTATTTTCTTTGCTGAAGTTGCAGAATCAGGGAACAGTTCAAATAATGCGTCACCAGCATCACCTGTAACTAATACATCATCAATAAATGCTTGATAATCTGAGTTTCCAGATGGGTCATAAATAAGCTCTGCGGAACCTTCACCAGCTATAAGACCACCAATAAAAGTTTTAGCAGTATCGCCTTGAACTGTAGTTTCTAGTGTGTCTTTTGAAATTGATAATGACCATGATCTTGTTCCAGATATGTCAGCTTCAGTA